TCTTGTAACAATAATTGCTTAGATAAATCAACATAAGCAGTTAAACGCTTAGGAGAAATAGAACGTGAAGCAGTAGTAGGATCACCTGCACTTGCATCAGCAACTTCAGTAGCCCAACCTGCAGAAACACCTGCACTGAAACCAGTTAAATCAGTGTTAGCTGCTAAGCCTTCTAATTTAATTGCACCTAATTGAGGTAATACAGTTTTAGCATACAATGCATCAAAGAATCCAACTTTGTCAGTAGCAATAAAGTTACCACCTGCAGTAGCTGAACCTGCGCTCATTGTTCTGTTTTCAACAGTTAAGAATTTGTTTGATAAATACAAACCATCACCCATAGAACCTAAAGCTCTTTTTTCTTTAGCTGATTCTTGCAACATTTCTTTTTCAAGACCTGTGATTGCGTTCTCATCACCACGTGATAAACTTAATTCACGTACTAATTTACCGAATGAAAAGTTAGCAATTTCTCTTTTTTCTTTAGAATCACCTTCAGCAGTTTTTCTACCTTCAACATTTGACTTAGCAAATTTTTCTCTTAATTCTGCATCTTTGATTTGTGCATCAAAAGCAGTTACATCAGTTTCAATTGAACGCAAAGTAGTTAATTCTACTGCGGTCAATTCTCTTCCTTCTAATTCAGCTTTAGCAACTAAATCAGAACCTTCGTTTCTTTTTAACGCTTGTAATTGGCGTAATTCAACACTTGAGTTTTTCATTATTTTGTTTGTTTTTTTTAGTTTAAATTAAATTTAAATTTTTTCGCTATATAATAGCTTTCATTTATTGTTTTTGTATCTTCTTTTTTTATTAGTTCTCTATTTCTTTTTTTGTAAGCTTCAACTTCAGTATCTTCATAAGCAGGATTAACTACTGGTCCTACATCATACAATTTATCTATTTTTAAAATTGTTCTTAAACAAGATCCATCAGCAAATTCCTCAACTTTTTGCTCAGATACAGTAAATGCAAATGAACAGCCACGAATATTACCTGCTTTTATGTTTTCTAAAACATCATTGCCCATTGTAGTGTTTAATGCTTCAAATTCAAAGTATAATCCTTTGTCATCAACTCTTAATGTCAATGTTCCTACACCATCTTTAGTTCTAGCTAATAACATTTCACTTTCGTGATTAAACAAAGCTACAACATCGCTCATATCACATCCATCAAATGCTCCACGTGCTATAGTTTCATTATAGCCAGGATACATTTCATACATTGATTCAAATGTAGAAGCATAACCTTTTATCATTCTACCATTTTCGCTGATTATTTCAGCAGCTCTATTATTATATCTTCTTTCCATTATTGCTGTGCGCCACCCATACCAGGTTGACTATTGGTTAATTGTTGATTTTTTTTTGCTTGTGCTGTCCAAAATGGAATAGCTGTTTCACCTGGCATCATATTGCTTGGCATATAACTACTATTTGCATAATCTTCATCAATTGTATTGATTGCATACATTTTACGCACTTCATTAGGAGTTATTGCACCACTCGTAAACATTGTCCTTACTTTGCGCTCCATTGCTGCTGAATCGCCACGTAAAAGCATATCAGTATCAATATAGCCATCATAAATATCACGTTCATAAATTGCATAAAGTTTTTGATCTGCTTCTTGCTCAAATCTAACTATCCAAGGCATTAAACAATCAGTTACATAGTTTATATTAACTTGTTCTAATGCTGAATTGTTTGTATCTGATAAATCTTGTAATTTGCTTAATGGCATTCTAAACCATCTAGCAATTTCACCTCTCATATAGTTTTCAGTTTCTATGAACTGTGATTTTTGTGGATCATTCGCCATTGCTTCAAACTTTACACCGCTTGGCATAGCAGCAATTGAACCACCTGTATAAGATGCCATAAACATCTCAGTGTATTGTCTTAGTTTCTTTTCATCACTAACTCCTTCAAAAGTTAAGATACCACTCATTGAAGCACCACCACTAAAATATTTACTTGAATAATTTTGAACTGCTAATGCGTGGCCTAAAGTTTCTAATTGATAAGCCAATACTGATTTACCAACCATAGAATTACCTGGACCTTTTAAATGAAATATGTCATCGCTTGAATAAACACCTTCCATTCCCAATGGAATATAATTAATTTGATAAAACATAGTTTTACTATCCATATCAAACTCAGGAAACACAAAATTGCTATCAATGTAGTGCATTTCAGTAGCTAATCCTGCTTTATCACGAATAATTAAAGCATAACCGTTACCACGTGCAATAGCATCATTTATAATTGAATATTTTAAACCAATTGGAGTTGAATAACTATTAGGTTTAACTTGTAGTATTTTAGCAACATTTAAGTTATTTACTCTAGTTTTGTTGCCATTCTTTTCAGTTTTAACAACTATATAAGGTAATTTACTTATATCTTCAGCAATATTACGAATACAAGCATAATATGTAGCCAATTGTTTTGCATTCTTTTCAGATACTTGCTCACCACTTTTAGCAAAACCACTAAACCAATTCTGCATAGGGAAACCACTATACTGATTCGCAGGAATTAATGACTTTGGACTTTTAGCCCTTAGTGATAAATTTGGTAAAAACCTAGTTAATAAATTAGCCATTATTTTTACAAAGAAACATAAGGCAGTTGTAATTAATTGTAACTATCTAATATAGCCCAAAATAATAGTTCTTACTTCTTTTAAAGCTATTATAAGTCTTAAACCTATTCCTTTTAAACTTTTCAAAATACTCCTGCTCTAATTCAATATAAGCGGATTCACCATTTGCGTGAAATGGAAGTAAATTGTAATAGCGTTGAAAATACTCTGTAATTGTCATAATTTATTTATTTGTTAAGTTAGTCAGTGCAATAACCTGCGTTACATCCTGAACCAGTGCCAAAATAAAAGTCTTGTTGCAAACCTAATTTTTTAACCTGTTCATAAGTAAATTCTTTTTTCCATTTTTTATTTTTGCTTTCTTGATTTGCAAACCATTGCATTTTATTTGTATTGTCATCCCAATTTTTTCTTAATTGCTGGCCTTGTTTCCAAAAACATCCTACACAATTTGAATCACTTGGATAAATAATTCCGCTATTTTCTGCCCATTTAATTACATTATGATGAAAGACTTTATTTTCTATTAATGGGAATATTGATTCTCTCCATTCTATTTCTTCCCATTTGTTTCTTGTGCCTCTTTTACCTACAATTCCTTTAAATTTATCATTTATTCTTTCTGCTCTTTCTTTTTCATCGTACCTAAATCCAATTGCCATTTGTACTTTTTTCCCTATATTTTTAACCCACCAATCAAATATTGGTCTAATTTTCATTTCAGTAGTACAAAATCTCCATTGCATATTAGGTAAGCCTTTCCCACCTGTAGCCTTTTTATTTACAGCTTCAAATGAATTACCACTTAACCAAATTATTTCTTTGCCTAAAATTTGCTCAAGTTTTAGCATAGCAATCATAGTTTTGTCATCTTCTGCTGTTGCAATAAATTCTTTGCCTAATTTATCTGATACTATTTTTACCAATCCTTTGTCGCTTGGTGTACAATTTGAATCTTCAATTGTTACCAATGAAAACAAATTATAGTCAGCAGGATAATGAACTGCCATATAGCTTGATGTTTTACCGCCACTTAATGAATTAATTGTTTTCATCGTACATTAATAAAAAAATATTCTTGTTCTTTTGGATTCTCTTTCATATGTTGCATATAAGCAGCAATGGCCATAATATTACTTACAATTCCATCCACCTTATTTTCGGGCTTACTCTTATCAACTTTCATATTACCACTGGCATCACGTAATATTAACACGTTACCTGCCATCCACCTTATAACCTCGTTATTATTATGGCTTAATTCTTTACTTATAATTAACCTTTCCAATTCTGCAGTTGGTGCTGCCATTGACATAAAACCTTGCCTAAATGGATGTAAGCTAATTCCATCTTCAGTTAATTCAGTTACAAGTGTAGTTGCGAAAATAGCATCATAATTTATAAACTGAATCTTGTACTTACTTGCAAGTTCATTAATATCATTCCTAATTATTTGGTGGTCTATTACATTACCTTCAGTAAATTTAATTAATCCAATCTTATTCCAATTAACATAATTATGATAGTTTCGTTTGTGGCGTTCCTTAGCTACATCCTGTGGAATCCAAAAAAAGTATAATTGTTTAAAATCCGTTTCACCTGGTAATGGTGGAAAGTTTAAAACTAAACTGCTAAAATCTTGTGACTTACTCAAATCCATTCCACCAAAACATTCTCTGCCTTCTAAAATAGATTCATCAAATGTTTGACCGCTTCCAACCCACTTCTCATCAGGAATCCACGTTGTAGCTGTATCAGTCCAAACATTAAGATATTTGGTTTTAAAGTTTATTTCCTTACTCCCATCATTCTTTGCTGCAGTCAATTCTGCTTTTAAGAAATCAAGATTAACCGATACATTTAAATTCGGATTTGCTTTTTGCCAAGCATTAGGATCCTGCCAGTCATCATTCTCATCAATGGTAAATATCATTGCAAATAATGTATCATCCTTTAGTTTTTCGCTTAATACTTCAATGCAATATTTACGCTCTTTAAAACAAGGCCCATCTTTTAAAAATCCTGCAGTAGTAATAGTAAACAGCAATGGATTCTTAGTTGCTCCCATTCCCGACTTAACCACATTATAAACTTCATCGGTTTTATGTGCGTGATATTCATCTACTACTGCAATGTAAGGTTTTAATCCATCTAATGTATTTGAATCGCTACTTAAAGCTTTCATAATACCGGTATCAAAACCTTTTTCAATATTTATAAGTTCATACTGCATTACCCTAACCAATTCGTTAAGCCAATCAGTTTGTTTTATCATTTGCTTTGCAGCTTTGTAACAAATCGTGGCTTGGTCTCGTGTAGTAGCGCAGGTATAAATTTGCCCATCATCGTGAGTATCCGCAATCAAACCATATAAAGCAATGGCAGCAGCTAATGCAGTTTTACCATTCTTTCGTGGTACTTCAATGTAACTTGTTTTGAATCTTCTTGTTCCGTTATTATAATACCAACCAAATAGATTAGCTATTAAAAACTTCTGCCATAACTCTAATTTAAAAGGAGTTCCATCAACGTGGCTCAAACTTTCAATAAAACATATTGCAAAATTAGCCTTTTCGTAATCTAAATAAATATCCGTTCTTTTTAAATCATAAAGAAACCTTTGCTGCGACTTATGTATTAATTCACATTGCTCAGTTTCACAATATCTTAAAAGTTCAGATTCTAATTTAGCCATTCTTTGCCAATTCTCTTAATGAATCAAGTTTAGACATTTTTGCTTTTGTTGTAGATTT